AGCGTCACCTGAAACTGCAACTTCTTGAAAACTTGTACCATCACCAACAAGTATTTTACCCGCGGTATTGTCAGGCATTCTGAGTTGTGAACCAATTGTTAAGTTGTTACCAATACTAGCGTCGTTACTGGCATCCTCTACCACTGCTTTAGATGCAGGTAAGGTACAGAAAATGTCTTTTGTTCCTGCTGTAAAGTTTACTGCATTGTCACTGTTAGATGATGATATAACTGTAGTTCTAGCTAAATCGGAGCTATCACCATCAAGTGTGCCTAGGCCAACTTCAAACTCTGCAGTGCCTGGATTAAATATCGCATAGTAAGTAGTATTACTATTACCTATTCCTGCACCAAATGTTTCGAATCCTTGAACCGCTCCACCTAGAGCAAAAGCTCCTGTTCCAGTGGTTGTGGTTGTTTCTTTTACTCTGTCATTAATTACGAAAGCCATGATATTTTATAGCACTAAGCGACCTCTCTGTCATCTACTTCTGTCCATGTATTTGTAGCACTATCATCCACTGCTGTCCATGTATTAGATACACCCGGTACAACTGGAGACCAAGCGACCACTCCAGGAGTAGATATAGTTACAGAAACATCCATGCCATTTGGTGCTGCGATTGTGACAGGCACGCCTGCTGCGGTGCCTTGAGCTGATGTTATAGCAATACCGGTAGGTGTAACAATTATGCTAGGCACACCAGCTGCTGTTCCAATAGTTGATGTTAAGGCTATGCCCGTTGGTGTGGCAGTGACACTACCAACAAAAGTTTCATCACCTATGGCAGTAGATAACGCTTGACCATTACCTGTTAGATCTACTATTAAGTCACTTGTAAATGAAATAGAACCACGAGCTGTGGTTATTCCTATGCCCGTAGGTTGAGCAATTACGGCACTTGTCTGTGTAACAGATCCTTGAGCTGAAGTTAATGCAATACCTGAAGGTTGATTTATAACATCAGTTCTGACTGTTGATGTGCCAACAGATGTATTTAATAAACTTTCAGATCCAACAATTGTGGTAATTTCACCGCCCGCCTCAACCGAGTAAGAACCAATACTTTGAAAGTTGACTGCAATACCAGTAGGAGTTGCAGTGACATCCGGTAAGAATATCGTAACTGACGCTTGTGTAGAGGTGACTGCTATACCTGTAGGCACAACAGTAACATTTGAAATTGCTGTTTCGTTGCCAATAGCCGTAGTAAGACTTTGGCCTGTAACAGAAACACTTACATCTTTAATGCCTTGTGAAGCAAATGAATCTTCAGCAAATGTGGTTTTACCAAAAAACATAACGCTTTACCTGGCGTTTATTTTAAGTGATTCTTAAGATAGCACTTGTAGCGTTGTTAGTTGGGAATTGTACTGTGAATGTTCCTGATGTTGATGTTTTAACCGCTCCAAAATCCAAAACCATGACTGCAGCATTTGTATTAGTTGTTGCACTTGTGTTTGAATTATATATCACAGCAGCTTGAGCTGAGATTGTTGCACTTGTAAAACTAATATCACTAAAGTCTATAAATGATGTGTTATTTGTTGCAGCAGCACCTGTGCTAGTTAAGTTACCACCACCTGCAGAATAAGTGCCTGATGCACTAACTTCTTGTGAAGTGGTATACGCAGTAGTTGTATTACTTAATGAAGCAGAAGCACCGTACAGAGCTAGTTTAAATTGATCGCCACCAGAGGATCGAAAGTCGTGTTCACCTTCCAACAACTCTTTTTTGAAGCTATCACATACCGCTTGTGTAATCGCCATTTTTATTTACCTCCAGGGTCTGCTGATTTAATTGGAATACGAAGGACCCCGTCTGCGTATTCGTCTCTACGTTTTCTACCCATTTGTGTGGTAGCTAAACCTTGTACAGCCTGACTGTACTTCTGTTCGTATAATTGCACAAATGTAGGATTTTTCAAGTATGAAAAGGCTTCAGACACTGTTCCATATATTAAAATCTCAGGTGCTGTGTTGGATAAGAAAGTTGTAGTTGTAGTTCCTGATGTTCCATCGCCTAGTCTTTCAGGAATGCTGTTATACCATAATTCTACAGTAATCGCAGCGTTTGGAGTAGGAGCAACAATTAAAGTGTTTTCATCCCAGTTTGCATAATATTTTGGAGTGCCTGTGTTATTCACCCTGTCGACATTATACTCATCTATAAAAGTTGTATCTTTTTGTTCTAACCAGGTTCTGTCTGCATTACCATCTACAACCTGTACACTTCGCTCAAAATCAAAATCATCAGGCAAGGTTAAAAAAGGACTACCTATTGTGAAAGGTGTTGTGGCAAATTTTCTAAAAGCATCAAGATCAAGCTCTTTTTTTATTTTATTTTCTACGTTTGTTATAAATACGTTAATGACTGAATTAGATAAAACTTCAGAGCCCACCTCTGTGTAGTTTCTTACATTGTCTAATAATTCGCTATAATTCATGGTGTGCTTATTGAGTTACCCATACCTGAGTGACTGCTACAATAATAATATAGTGTCGGAGCTCCAATTGCTACTGTAATCTCTAAAGCTCTTGTCGTTGCTGAACCATATCCACTAGCATAAGCTGACTGTGATACAGCAGACCCATTGATTTTAAAAGTTACACCAGTTGTATAAACTGACCCAGAATTGTGACTACCATCAGATGTGGTGCTTAGGTAAAAAGGATGTGAGTCAACAGTATTATCGCTTAAATTAAATATCGCTGATGATCCTTCATTAATAGTTATGGATGGTGCTTGGACACCGTCAATATAAAAAGCATTACCTCCACCACCTGCCTTAGCTGCAACTGTTACTGTGTATGTAGTTGTGCTAGCCGTAGAAATAGTTATCTCACCTATTGAAAAAGAGGCTTGTAATTTTTTAATACTATCTGAAGGTTGCATACCGTTTGATTCAAAAGAACTATCTCCAGAGTCTCCTACAAAAACAATTGTAGGCTCACGCCTCGCTGGTCTAGTCCAAGGTAAAGCCTCTGCATCTGCTCTGTGATGTGATGGTGTTAATTGTGGATGTTTAGTTTCAAAACATGATGGACAAGTTTTTAGTCCGTTCCACTCCTGTCTTAGCTTATGAAAATCATACTCTTGACCGCAACGATCACATAATGCTATAGCGTGCACACCAGTAGCGAAGTTGCCCATTAACTGCTCACAAAGTAATTTTGAGGAACAATATGCACAGAGGTCGATTGACTATCTTCTGTTAAGGCCCTCTGTAATTCATCTTCATAGTACAATTTTAAAGCTTGTGTTCTTTCAGGAGAAACTTTTTGAGATATGTAATAGGCAAGGCCAGATACCATGCATGGTAAAAACCTAAAAGGTGCATCACTTGTATTAGTATAAGCACCCACGTCTTGAATTCTTTTTATATAATAGTAATTAAGATTTGTGCCAGTAGTGTCTGGTGCAAGGTAAATATTAATTTTTACGTTGGCTCTGTTTCTTTGAATGAAATATTGAGTTGGTGTTCCTTGTTGAGTTTTATTGGGGATAGCTTGATACTCCGAACGAGATATTTTTGTCATGGTGGTATCAACACTTGAACTATTCCTAAAAACCATTTCTAATACATCAGCAGCGTCAGTAGGGGCTGTGTATTCAGTAGAGCCTGCTGTCAGGCTTTGAGTATGATTAACAACTTTCCAAATGTGAACACCACGGTTACCCCATTCAGAAAACAAAAGGTTTAAACTTCTTCTTGCAGAACGTAACTGATAACCTGTTCTTGTTCCAGAATAGCCACACCGTTCATAAGCGTCTTGAATTATTTCATCAATCTCAAGATCAAAATCTGTGCTTCCCGATGTGGCCATTTAAATTATCCTCTTTTTTTAACGACAGATTTCTTTTTGCCTTTTTTCTTGACTTTACCGCCGCCTTTTAACATTGACATTTTGCCGACTTTACCGCCGCCACGCATCTTTTCGACTTTACCGCCGCCTCTCATCTTACCGACTACGTTCTTTGTTTTTTTGTGCCCTGGCATCTTTATCTCCTTTATTAAACAATTGTTCGTATTTATCTTGTCGAGTTTTTACAACCTCGTTGTAATAGTCGACAGGCCATTTCTCATAATAACCTATCTTATGCAGTTTGCAACTTGCATCATACAGCTGTTTAAACTTTTGTATCAACATCATAGAATATTCAAGATTACCCTCGTAAACGCAATTATCAGTGGGATCAACTAAGAACTCTTGATCCTCGACTGTAGCAGGGACTTCGGGGTGAAATCCCATAAAATACACATCTCTCTTGTTGTATAATTTATTGTAAAAATTAACTTTGTCATTAAATTGTTCAAACGAGTATTGATCAAAAAAAGGATCACAAAATATTAAAATATCATGTTGTTTTTTATTCCAAGACTTTAATAGAGTATTTAAGTGTTTTTCGTATTTAGATTTATCTGTGCGAACCTCTATTCGAAGCTTATTATCTTTTCTCCACTTAGCTGCAAACGGACACGCCGGAAAGCCTAAGTGTTTATTCATTGGTTCTAAGACTTGCTTAGACCATTCAATCACATCATCTTTTATTTTTTCTGCTTGTTTTTTTCGAGACAATTGTTTTTACATTTGTTGGTTTACCACCAACCCCTTGTGCGACTGCTCTTTTTCTTGAGACCGCTGATTTTATCTGACCCTTAGTCATCCTGTTAGCTTTTGCCCTAGGAACACACTTAGGATACTTTCGTTTAGCATCTTTCTTTTGTTTGGATCTACCACACTTAGCAAAACCTCCACCTTTTTTCTTAGAGCCGATGTCAACCCAGTCCTGCCTGAACCACTCTTTAAGTCCGCTTTTTGCCATGTTGTTTCCTTATACTATTTTTACCTTTTTTAAAAATACTAGCAACTTGTGTTTTACCCATCACTTTAGCACGTTGCTCGGCAACAGTAAGGATTTGAATTTTTCTCGCAAATGGTTTTTTAACTTTGCGCACTTTTGAGACCGTCGCCCGTGCATCAGCAGGAGTAGCAAACTTAATGCGGACAGTGTCTTTCGGATTCTCATCTGTATATAATCTTCTTCCTGAACCTTTTGGTTTTTTTCCTGTTCCTTTTACAGGGTCTTTAGGCATATATACTTTGAGGTAGTTTAGTTTTTTTACGTTTACGACCCTCTACCATGCCACAACCAGCTGCTACAATTCTACCACCTTTAGACATTCTTTGAGCAGATATTTCTTTTCTTTGTTGAGAAACAGAACCTCCCATTGACATTGGCTTAGGACCTTTAAAATCTTTTCTTTTTACACCACTAGGATCTTTAATTTTACCCGCACAAATTTTTGAAGCATACGCATTAGCATATGCGCTAGGGTAAACCTTAAATTTTCGCTTTGCGGCGGCTTTTCCTCTTGGACATAGTTTTGTCATTTTTTTTACTCCTCTTCGGCTTCATTATCTGTTGTTTCATTTGGGCTCGGCTGATCACCATGCACGCACCTCGGACACTCGCATATGCAAGATATGTTTAATGAACAGTGACACATGCATCCACAGAGCTCGCATCTCAATGTAATGTACCGATTTCAAAATCAGGTTCCCAAATAATGTCAAGTTCATCTTCCATTAGTAATCCGTAGTTTTAATCAAAAACTCCTCTATCCAAGCGATTCTGTCATCCATATCTAATATTTTAGATTTAATTATGGCAATATCTTGTTGCATTTCTGCAACACGATCTGCCTTTTTTTCAACTGCATTTAATCGTTCAGACCACATACCCCATGTCATGCCAATAGTAGCTATCAACACCACGTAAGGTAATACTGTTTTTACTTCGATCTTAAACGACATACACAATCCTCATCTGTTTTACAATCGCACATAACGCACTCCTTACTTTGTCTTCGCACTCATCCCACTCAATGGATTATTTAAAGCCTTATCTATCTTTAAGTCAAGGCTTTCTTCTAATAATTTCATCTCATCAAGAAGCTCTCTATTGTCTTCTTTTTGTCTATCTTCTACGTCATTTACAATCTCTGTTATATGTCTAATATCACCGTTCATTTGACGTAAATCAGCCTTCATATCTGAACGCATATCACGTGCTACGTCACTAATTATAGTTATTTCTTGAAGTATCATATCTATCTCTGATTTAAGAACAGCCATGCCTTCA